ATCCCAAGTTCTGACTTGGAAGAATACATCTGTGTAATTCACCTTCGCATCATATGCCATCGTCAGACAAAGTTCAATCAATTTCATTTTATCTTCGAGTTGATCTACGAGTTCTACGTCGATGATGTTGTATTCAATAAACTTTTGCCAATTGCCAGTATAGAAATCTCTGAATGTATCAAACTCAGAGTGGTCTAATTTCTTTTTACCAAGTTCAACAAAAGCAATATGATCTAAGCGATATGATTCTTGGTTTGTGTATGTAAATTTACGATATAGGTCAAGGTAATCAATAACTGATATACCAGCCATTTCACAAGATATTTGTTTACGACCTTGTACAACAAAATCTTTCTTTCTTACATAACCCCAAGGAGAAAGTTTACGAACTTTCTTCTCACCCATCAATCTTTCAATACGTCCTACAATGTACGGAATATCATACAACTCACAGTTCCAACCAGTAATCACCTCTGGTGCATTTCTTTCCCAATATTCTAAAAAACGATCTATTAAATTATATTCATCCGTACACTGAACGTATCTTACATCTTCTCTCGTATTATTGAATGGACGTGAAGCAAAACAAATTATTTTCTTAGTTGTATAATCCTGTAGAGTAATTGCCAGTAATTCTTCTGCACAATCAAAGACGTTGGGAAATCCACTTTCAGCAGCAACCTCAATATCAATCGTGACTAATTTAATTTTACTAATATCAAATTTGATTTCTTCTTCTGGATATTTTTCGGAGATATACTGACAGATATATCTATCGTTTCCGTAAACATCAAAGTTATCCACCTCAGAATATTTATCTATAAACTGTTTGCACTCGGATATTTTACCAGGTTTAATTGGTTCAACTCTATCTCCTTCTAAGGTTTTAAACTTCGATTCTTTCTTCGAAGGTACATAAAAAGTGGGATGAAACGTTTCTCTCGCAGTAAAATGCTTGCCATTCTCATATCCACGGACAAGAATTTCATCAAACCTTTGATGGACATTTGTATAAAACCTCATTGAGTAATCTTATTATATTCTTTTAATATGTGTGGTGATGGGTCAACTAATGTCAATATCTTATCAGAACTCATAAACATTTCTGTACTAGGAGTTAAATCAGACATCCACTTTGATAATTTCCCATCTATTATAACACATGGATTAATTAATTTACAATCTGGTTGACCAATATCTGCTATGACTTCATCAATCTCAGATATCAGAATCATTTGATTCACTAAGTGTAATACTTGGATAGGATTCGCTGGCTCCACTTCCTGATCCGTTGCTAGATCCGTTTGAATCATCAAATCGTCTTCCATTTACTTTTTCCTCATAGTTTTTTTTAACGGTGTCAAGTGGTTCACTAATACAAACCACCCAATCTCTATTTACAATTATATCATCATCTTTCGATAATGACATCCATTTGTAATATGCAAGTTCATGTTTAGGTCTACTTTCTTGTTCAACCAAGACTTGGCTTGTTTTAATCTTAACACAATATGGTTTCTTAAAAAGATAAGAAACTAATTCATCTTCAGAGTTACGAAACTCTGCGATGTCAGCAATTACCTCTTCTCCAGATTTTAGTAGTGCTAGTTTTATGCTCATATTTTTATCTGTGTTGAATATATTATACCATAAAAAAAGGGATCGTCAAGATCCCTAGTAAATTGCTTTCATAATATACTCCGTGCTTAGAATTGGATCTTCTCCTAGTAGATGTAACTGTAACTCATCTGCATCTACGTACACATCATCCTTTCCTTTACGAACATGTAACCAGTAGTATGTACTGTCTTCTCTTTTGAAGAAATAACTGGTATTGTGTGAGTCTAAAGTAAACAGGGCAACAACGTGAGGATACTCAATTTTACGATTTGGATCTGGTCTACAAGACTTGCCCATATCGGCATACATAGGTCTTGTGCCACTACCGTGGGGAGTGGGTAAATTTCTTCCGTGGTCTCCAAATAAATCGTATCCTTTAACCATTAAAGGTATACCTTTTTAGCATGATGTTCTGGAACAATCTTACCTAATGTAATTGTAAGAAGTCCGTCTGCAAAAGTTACATCTTTAACTTCTACATCATCAGATAATGACCACTCTCTTGAGAATGATCTCTGTGCTAGGCCTTTATGACTATAGGTTTCTTCTTCTTTCTTTTCCTTAGTTCCTTCTACAAATATCTTACCATATTCTGTGTAAACTTTTACTTCTTTCTTTTTGAATCCTGCGAGTGCGATCTCTAATCTGGACTCAACGTTGTTTACGTGAACGATATTATATGGTGGATAATTAGCATTTGTGTTTGAATTCCAAAATTGTTGGATGTAATCATCTAACCCTATGCTGTTTCTTGCGATCTTTTCCATTAGTTCTGGAAGATCTGAAGCACTATATCTCTGTATGTTAGTCATGGTTCTCCTTAGTAAGCGAGTGTAAATTGTGTCCCCGAAGGCGACATTACTATTTAACCACTTATCATAAAATTATACAATGAGGTATACTCTAATTTTTTGTTCGGTATCTACTGCCAATACTCATCTAATACATCAAATACTCTGTTGAGATAATCATTTGCTCCTTTACATTCCCATTCTCCTTTCTCACCAATCTCACATTTGTAGTGCAATTCTCTCTTGAGTTGCATTAGTTTATTGGTCATAGCAACCTTGTCTAGTCTTCCGTTCATGGTTACTCCTCGGTTTTCTTTTTCTTTCCTATGTTATATTTTGTCTCAAGTATCCATTCGTGTTTTTCTTTATATGCTAACACTTTTATCTGATTTAATGGTGCGATATCAGTAATTTTACTTACGTTCATAATAGTTATTAGACCCCAATCAGATAATAACTGAATGATACGATTACGACGTTGAACATCATTCTGAGTTAGATTTGCATGCTTACCATCTAACGCAAATAGTTCTTTAAAATGTACAATATAATATCTTCCTTGCTTATGTAATATGTGACAGGATTGATAGATCTTCTTCTCTTTACGAGATGCTACTCCAATACGTGTAAGTGTTTCACGAACTTTTAGGAAATCATCTGGTTCATTCAATGTAATCTCAATCATTTGATCCGTAGACCATTTTACCTCAGGCTCGGTAATCATTTCGCTCCTCCAGTTTCAAATTTAGATTTTATAAAATTAAGTTGTTCTTTACTTAAGATACGTAGAGCTTGCTTTGCCTTTTCGTTACTATAACCATAATAACGTTTCACACAATCAAGATCCTTGATCTCATCCTTACGAAGCCACGGAGAGAATCTCTTTCGCTTCCTCACACTATTTAGAAAAAAGGAATACTGAAGGTCGTTATCTAAGTGTGCATTTAAGTTCATTTCGTTTGCAAAAAGAACTGTATCAAGGTGTCCAGACATACAGCGATTGATAATATACGCAGGATATTTTGCTGTGGGATCATCTTCAAATAGATTCTTTTTGTTAAGGTTGATTGAGTTCAACCAGTCTTTCAATTCGTAACTCATCGTATAATTTGAATAGTGTCATCATCTGTCCAGAGTTCGACCTTATCTCTGAATCGATTCTCTTTCTTTAATTTTTCATACCTCTTACTAGCTTTCTTCTTCCACCAAGATATAATGTTTTCAAGATAAAACTTATCCCAGTTTTGGCCACGAATTAATTTATCCTGTTCACCACGAATAACTTCTCTTACATTTGAGTAACCATAGTCTGAAATATAAAATCTTTTCTTTTGTGTAAGTCCAAATGCCATATCGATTACAGAGTTGAACTTGTCCAATTTACTTTGATTATCTAAAGAGTTTTTAATTAGGGATATCATTTTAGTTTGACGCTTCATCTTTTTAGATGATGCTTTATTATCTGTAAGAGGTTGATTATTATTTTCTTCTTTAAATCTATCGTGAAGTTTATGAAATGATTTATCGTGCAGTAGTGGAAGAAATTTACTTTCTGTCAAACCTTTATATCTCATAAAAGGTTTTAATCCATCATACTGTGATGCTGATGTAGTAGAACCATATAAAGAAGTAGTCTCAAATAAAGCAATATCTTTATCAAAGATTTTAGATACTGTTTCTCTTGCAAAATGTGAGCAACATAATAATGCAAGAAGTTTACCACCAAGACAATTATATCCAAATGGTTGAGAAGGAACAATCACAAATCCCATCGCAGTATGACGATTCATTAAAGAAAGATTAGCTGGTTGCCCCAACCATAAATTTCTTGGTTTTGAATTAATTGTAGGAGATCCAAAACGAATGAATCCTAAAACTTTATCTGTATTCTTTTCATAGATCATCCAACGAAGTTCTCTACCAGGAATATTAGATTCATTATTATGAGAGGATACTGCTGCTAGTAAATTTACGTAATGATCTTGTTGAACTGAATCTTTAAATCTATCTCCAACAAAACGAATATCAAACTCCATATCTTCTGGATGAATATCTTCATTAAAAAATTCATCATGTAAAGGAAATAAAGAACTTGTTTGTGATATTACTTCTTTCTTTACAAAACGAAGATAATCTTCAATAGATGTAAAGTGACCAAAATAATTAATAAATTCATCTGCAGCCCATTCAGCAGTTGTTGGTGATACTTTATCAATTACTTTCATTTTAAATAATTCAAAAGTGATAATATTACCAAGAGAGTTAAACAAATTTGATTGTATTTCATTTAAAATTACACTCCACCATTATTTCCGTAAGGGCAGCAAGTAGATTAATTTCCTGATCTGCTACGAAGGCAGATTGATAATTATACTTAGCAACAATGAGCACAGCAGCAGCAATGCTAGGGCCGTCAAGGGTTTCAGAAATAGCATCGTACACATGCCTAAGAAGTACAGTAGAATCATTGTCCAGATTATCGTTGACCCACTTACGTACTTCAGAAAAGTTTTTTTCTTTAAGGTTTTGAATAACGTCATTTACTTTAATGTCTGTAAAACAAGAGAGAATGCCAGAATCTATTTTACCACTTGCAGAGTATCTTTGGCATTCATTAAGAACTCTTCTCCAATCTGGAAAATATTTACTTACAAGTTCGATTAAAACTTTTTTATCTGCTTCAATCTTTTCAACATCTAAGATGTAATTTAGTCTTTTAAAAAATGCAGATGCTATAGACGGTCTATCTCTTTTTCCAATAGAGAACTCAATAACTGTACACCTTGAATGAAGGGGTTCAATAATCTTATTCTTGTAGTTGCAAGTAAAGATAAATCTACAGTTTTTCGAGAACTCCTCAATACTCGCTCTGAGAAGGAGCTGTACATCGGAAGTGGTATTGTCTGCTTCGTCAATGATGATGACTTTATGGTTCGAGTCACTCGTAAGAGATACTGTAGACGCAAAGTTCTTCGCATTCGTACGAACAGTATCAAGGAAACGTCCTTCATCCGATCCATTAATGACATAATAGTCAACTCCTAGTTCTTTACATAATGCTTTTGCAACTGTGGTTTTACCAATGCCTGGTGGGCCTGATAGTAACATATTTGGTATCTCACCAGCATCAACAAAACCTTGAAAAGTTTTTTTAATACTTGTTGGTAAAATACAATCATCAATTTTGTCGGGTCTATATTTTTCAACCCATATAAAATCACTCATCCGATATTCCTAAGTAAGATTTGATTGCTATTAGTGTTTCCAAAGGTATCCAAGTTGGTGTTTCATCTTGAAACTGAACTTCCACCTCTGTAATATTTTGTTGATGAAACCTATCATAAGTTTCTCTTGTATTTTTGACAATATTAAAAGGACTCATCATTCAGCACCTCTCCAATTTTTTCTCATTGTAACATAAGTTTCATCTTTTGCCACTTTGTCTCTCATTTTTTTGAAAACAGTTGCAGAACGGGACTTTTCACAGTGTAGTGCGGTTGGCGACTGCGGTGATACGGAACCATCGCTAGCGTACTTCTTCCCACTAGGATGATTTGCATACCGACGGGAGCGAGTAAATCCCATTTCAAGAAACTTCCTTGCCATATCCATTCCAATGAAATCTTGTTGCTCCTTATAGTCACAAAACATGGAGTAGATTTTATTAGCAGATTTGCGAGCAATACTTTCATTTACAAATCTCCAATGAGCACATATATCGTTAGTATAAGGGCGAACCAAAAGGACTCCCTGTTCTCCTCTTCCGATACGATAAAGTTTACGAGTTTCCTCGTCTGTAAAATCAAGTTTTTTGTAATCAAGGTCATAATCAAATTCTTTCATTTTGATTTTTTTATATCATTGTGCAATCTTTTAGTTGCACATTCTTTCATATATTCTTCTCTACCATCTTTGGTAAAGACTTTTCTTTCATAATCGAAATCAGGATGAGGTGCAGCAGATATCACTGGGTCTTTTGTTCTATTTTTAATGACAATAAATCTGTCAGCAGCAAATGTCCCTGCTAATTGAACTACAATCTCATCAGTATCTTTCCAGTTGACAGTGCCATCCTTCTTGGTATGCAACATTGCCTCTTGAATCTGGTCAATAATTTCTTGTGTTAGTTTCATAGCCACTCAGGTTTGCGATCAGGTATGCGAAGATAATTGGTTGCAGCCCATGGCTTTGATGCAATGTATCTTCGATATGCAACAAAGGTGTCTATACTATCATCAAACTTCCATTCTTCAGGCATTGCACGAGGAAACTGTGTTGCCTTATGATAACAATCATTTGGAAGTTGTCCAGTTTTTTCGTAGAATATTGCTTCTGCTTCTAACAATGGTTCTTCACATGTGTGTGTTTTACCATATCTTTCTGTATATTCATTTGACAATCCAAATCCATGTGCAATAAGCCATGCAGTGTTATTGATATTTTCTGCAGCCCAGGCGGTGCAGGGATGACCTCTGAAGGCGCCTTTATCAGTTTTGTAGGGTGTACCATCCCTTTTAGTTAATTGACCCCAATCAAAGTACCATTTGGAATATACCATTGATAACATTTGACATGTCTCAAGAGGCATTTTGACAATGTGTTTGTCAGGTAATACTCTTGCCGATTCATAAGGGCAAGGTTCAGTCACGAATACATTCATAATTAATAATTATAGGTGCAGGGTCATTCCAATGGCGTATGTTCCCTGCGATAATGAAACAATTAGTAACAACTAACTGTATAAAAATAAAGGTGCGAATCCTGGCAATAGTGTCTGCTTCCCTGTTGGATTTACCAGACTTTTCTCCAAGTGCTTTCGCCCATACTCTCCACCACTTCTTCATATACCTAACAACTTTCTTTGTCGTTCAAAGTATCCATGAAGAATCCATGAACTACTGTTCATTTTATCTTCACCACCGATACCCCATTCAAACTTTACTCTATCATTATTTTTGAATTTGTCAAGTTCTGGTGTGTTACCTTTGCCTCTGTCACCTCCATTACAGAAAATAACTTCATCTGCAATCTCTAAACATTTTTCAATCGCACCACAGGCTGATCCCTTATCATCATCAGGCACAGTGATAACAGCATCTACCATTCTTAAATGACGA